TTGATTGGGACTGCGTACCAAGGGGTGTCAATACGACCTTGCTGTCTTTCAGCGTAGCGTATGCGAACGATGTATGTCTCTGCGCCTACGACAATAGAAATGTCAGTAGTGGCTGCGAAGGCATTAGTTATTGTGTTGCAAGTAGTGTCAGCCAAGGATGGGCCACTACCTTCTGGTGCATTTACCATGACGTTGAGTACGCCTTGATACAGAAGCTGCGGGTTTAGTCCACGGGCAGCAGGTTGTGTTACCGTAGGAATGAATGTTGGCTTGACGAAGAGAGTGCCTGTAGTAGGACTAAAGGCTACGTTCTCGTAAGCTATGTCTGTGCCAGCAAGAGTAGTAGAAAGGTGTGTCTCTAAGGCAGCACGAATAGTGTTATAGATGTTATTAGCCATACATATCCCTTAATTTAGCAAAGACGTAGTAACCTTCAGTATTCTTCCAGTAACCCCCGCTCTTACCGTACTCTACGTCATCTGCGTGAGGTGAACCGTTCCTGAGTTGGATACCATCTAGTTCTTTAATATCCTTAACCCTAGACAAGTCCTGCATTAGATTGTCGTAACCCTCAGCCATCTCCCCTTCGGGGGCTGTAGCAGTAGGACGATTATCAGAGTCTTTACCTCTTGGGCGACCACCACCTACAGCGTAGGAGAACGATGTGACATAAGCACCTGTATCGACTGGAGATAAGTTTACAGCAGATTTAGCTATATCCTCTAGCCTACCCTTAACTCCACCAAGGACTTCAACCTCAAGACCTTTAATCTTCTTATGGAACGAAGCATTTACAGTGATTTTATTCTGCATGTTGTTATTCCCCCACGTCACATATGTAGCATACGGATAATCCATTAGAGAATATCGTAACAACATGACTGATCTTTACTGTGTCGCCATTACCCAATATCAAATCATCTGGCTCAGGCTCAGGGGTAAACCCTAACGAGGGAATAATGCACTTACGTGTACCACGAATGACTTCACTTGGGTTTAGAGTATTGTAGTCATACATGTAGCCAGTGAAGGCTGTATCGGTTGTAGCGGAACCAGCGACAGACCCTGTAGCAGGATCGTATGTACCATCAGTTGTGATCTGACGTAAGGTCAGGTCTTCACCAAAGTCTCTTACGAGATTAAGTAGGTCAAAGGAGCGAAAAGACATATCTTACTCCTTATTCATACTCAGGGGTTTGATAACTGGGAGGGTTCTTGAAGCGATCCCTGCGGAATGAACCTTCGATACGGTTAGTATCTGTTCTCACAGCCTCTATGCCGCTCTTAGTGATGCCTCCCGCCAGTACGCCTACCGAAGCACCCGAAGTCTTGCCTTGGTACTCTAGGCTGTCTGCCAGCGTCTTATACTGAGCAGCGAGGTCAGAGTAGTCAGCCTTAAGAGCGCCACTAATCTCTGTGTTAACTTGTCGAGAATACTTAGAGGCAATTGCACGAGCAGTCCAAGCTCCAGCGTAGTACACGTTGTTACCAGTCTCAGCAAGAGCGAAGGTAATCTCTTCGTTAGCCTTCTGTTGATCTAGAGTGTCAGTATCACCAACTAAGAGGCGGACTGAGTTAAGCCTACCAGAGGCTGTAGTCGTATTTAAGTCTGTGGGATCATATGACCAAGCCAAGGTAGTCTCCTTTAGGATTGTTTAAGTAAGGATTTTCTCTCGGATCACGTAGAAGTCTTCTGTGATCCAACTGTTGTTGTTTAAGAAGCGACGAATAAGCCCACGTTGCTTGTCGTCCAGCTTAGACTTCTTGCATTTCTTAGCTTCGAACTCTGTGGTGCTTGAGGTACGAGACTTGACCTCTGCATTAAGTAGGGTGACTAGAGTGTCTAGTTGCTTACCTGCCATCTCAGACAGACGATCCCCAACTTTGTTTTGCACTGCTAATTCTTCATTGTGGTGAACGAAATTGGTGACGTACAGGCTTGCAACCTTATCTGCGTCAATCCCTCGCTCTAACCAATTAAAGTGATCTCCAGATTTCCAGAGCTTACCATCTGCGTTCAGTGGCATCTTGACGAACAGGGGCCAGTCAATTTGTAGTCCCAAGTATGTGGGGTGCATGTTACTCTCCATATTATATGAATACTATTATGTTATTTTATAGTTGGGAAATGCCCCCGTTAGGGGACACTCCGTTAGTATAGTCTCGTATTAGGATACGATTGCGTTGAAGAAGTAACCCAAGTCAGGGCCGACAACTTTCATGTCGTAGGACATCTTAACTTGGATGTGCTCCGCAACCTGCTGACGCTTCAGTGCATCATCAGAGTAGGATTCAACTGTAACACCAAGGTTAGAAACGCCCGGAATGTTGTTCCATGCAAAGGTCATACCAGCGGCAGGGGTCATCAGACCAGTTGCTTTTGGTGTGTAGCACAACAGTGCGTTCTTACCACCGATAAAGGCGTTAGCTTCAGCTAGACCTTCAGCAGCAGTGTTGTTTACTGCTTCCATGACGAAGAAGTTCTCTACGCCAAAGATTTCAGCCAACTTACCGTCTGTTACCAATGCAGGGTTGTTGATGGTAGAACCACCATTCAAACGTGAGAGGATGTCTGGGTGGTTAATCAAGATGTCGCGGACTTCTTTACCGACAACCATTGTGTTTGGCTTGAAGCCACCAGATGCAAGCTGTGCAGTACGCAGAGCAAGTGTTACGTTCTGGATTGGTGTGGAGTTAGTGTAGTCATCCCAGAGTACGGGGACGCCGACACCATTAGCAGCACCAGTTACGCTTGTTGTCCATACGCCATTTACAAAGAACGTAGAAGCAAAGCGAGCTTCGCGGTCCAACAACATACGCATCATCAGAGTTTGTGCGCCAGCGGAACGGATTTCCAATACATCGTCTTCGTTAGCGATAGTCTGCTCATCGAAGTCCATGCCCAAGCCACGTACATCAGTGAAGTACGAGCTATCAGAAACTGCCATGCCGATACGGTTAACTTCTGTGCGTGGAGCCAAGACTTTAACGTCGCCTGCACGGTTCATGTTTGCGCGGTCATAGACGTAGTATTTGTCAGACTGCTTGCTTACACCTACGACAGGGAATACCTTGTCAGCGATGAAAGTGTCTTGCGATTGTACATAGGCCAGCGTCAGGTTAGACAACGGCTGGTCGATATGTACTTGTGATGGGGTCAATAGTGGCATATTATATGTCCTTAAGTTAGCTTATTAGGCTTTAATGTTACCTGCAAGGTCGATTTCGATTGCAATGATTTGTCCGTCAACACCAGCTTCATAAGCAGTGCCTACAACAATGTCACCAGTCGCAGCGTCAACAGCTTCACCAGCGGCATCAATACCAACTTCACCAGCAATAGTGACAGTATTGCCACACTTGACCATAACCTTACCAGATACGGTAACAGTTACAGCTTTTCCAGTGCCAGCAGGTACTTCAAGTACACCGAAAGCAGCATCGCCGTCTACGCATGAAACAGCTTTTGCAGCAGCGTCGAGTTTTACGAAAGTGAATTGCTTTGCGCTTAGGTCAGCGCCAGCAACGAGAGTGCGGTTGTCGCGTGATTGCGTTACAGCCATGATTATTCCCCTTTATAGGATTTGTTAATAAGTGTCTTACCAGCATCCGTCTTGGATACAGCAGCATAAGCCTTAGCAAATTCACTTTTCTTCAGTTGGTTTTCGTCCATGTAGGACTTTACGAGAGCATCTAGTTTATCAGCAGAAGTAGCAAATTCGCCATCTACATCAGACTTACCAAATTCTTGCATGGCAGCTTCAAAAGCAGCGTCAGCGGCCTTCAGTGCTACCATGATTGCTTCATCTTCGTAGAACTTGGCTACGAGAGACTTGGCGACATCAGTTGCGAAGTGTGGGAGAGCCTCACCAGCACGTTTCGTCAGTTCGATGTCAGCTTTTTCGATTGAGGCAGCTTCAAGAGCTTTCAACACTGGGGCTGGGATGTCGGATTTAACTACCATCTCACCTTCAATGTCCATCATCTCTACTTCAGCTTTCTTTTCGATAGCCTCAGCGGAAATAACGTAGCCATTGTCGATCAAACCCTTGCGGAGCATCTCGTTGTCAGCTTTGAG